TACCTGCCGGCGCACCACACGGTACGGCCAAGTCATCGATCAAACGATCAAATATTCAAGATTCCTTCACGTTACACGCGAGAGCCTCCGAGCGCTACGCATAGTGCGCACGCAAACACTCACCCCCCAGGTAACCCGGTAGGCATATGACCAACAGATGTTCCACGCGTGATCGATACGTGCTACGTTTCATCCGTGATCGATACGTAGTCGATCACGGAAGGAAGCTATGACGTTCAACATTCGCCCCCTGCTCGTCGCCGCCGCCCGCGAGGGCGTGTTCGGCACCGCCGACCTCGGCCGGAGCCTCGGCATCCCCTACGCCACCGTTTACCGGTGGGTGAACGGCGCCGGCGCCCCCAGCGCTAAGGCCCTCGCCCTCATCGACCAGCGATACGGCGTCACCTCCGCCGATCTGTTCACCCCAGCCCCCACCGCATGAGCACCGTCTCCCTCGACGCCCGCCGACACCGCGCCGAAGCCATCCGCGACGCCGCCCGCATATGGCGCACCGGACTGGACGCCATGGACCGACTGAGCGTCGCCGACGCCGTCGAAGCCTGCTACAGCCCCGGCGGACCCGATCGCGCCGAGCTCGCCCGCCGCATCCGCGCCGACCGCGCCGCCCGCACCCTGCACCGCACCGCCGCCTGACCAACGCAAAAGGGCCGCCCGGATGCGACCCGGACGACCCACCACGACCGCCAGAAAGAGGCACCGATCGTGAACATCCCCCACCCTACCCGCCCCCTGCGCGCCGCTCAGGCCGTCCTCGGCGCGCACGCCGCCCGGCAGCGCACACAGTTCGTCCGCATCATGGCCTCCCAGCTCAACCAAATCGCGCCCGGCACCGTCCGAGTGCGTACGGTCCCGATCACCCACGACGGCCGCCGCCGCACGTGGGTAGTCCTCGACGCCACCACCGGCCCGATAAGCGCCGCCCGCGAGCAGCACCGCGCCGCATTCGGTCTGCTGTCCCGCGCGTTCCCGGAAGCCGACTGGACCCGCCCGCGTACGTACGACGCCCGAACCGGCGTCCTCGCCGTCGACCAGCTCGCCGCGCCGGCCGAGCTCGGCCTCGACACGGCCGAGGTGACCCGATGATCCGCCCGCAACTCACCGCCGACGGCACCGCCGTACGCCTCCCCATCGCCGACCGCGCCGCGCACGTCCTCGACGAGCTCGCCCTCGCCTACGCCGACCGGCCCGAGGAGCTCGGCGCCCTGCTCGACCGGCACGCCGCGACAGTGCTCGCCCTCGACTACGCCGTGTGCAGCGAGGACAGCACCGACTACGGCCGCGCCATCTGCGCCGCCGAGGCGGACGGTACCCGCGAAGCCCTGCTCGAAGAGTGCCCGGCCGCCGTGACGCTCGACGACCTGCTCACCCCGGACGAGGCCGTCACCCTCGCCGCCCGCATCACCAAGCACGCCGCCCACATCCGCAACACCGCGAACCGGAGCACCCGCCCGTGACCGTCACCGCACTGCCCATCCCGCACTCGGCCCCGGCCACGGCCGCCCCCGTTGTGCCGATCTACTTGCCCGCCCCTGCGGGTACCCCCGACGGCACCCCGCGTGTGTTCGCCGCCATCGCGGCCGTTATGCGCGACGTGATGCCCGTCGCGAAGGACAAGGAGAACCAGCAGCAGCGCTACAAGTTCCGCGGAGTCGACGACGCTATGTCGGCCATGGCTGGACCGATGCGCGCTCACGGCCTGTTCATCCTGCCGAGCATCGCCGACCACCAAGCCGAGCGTCGCGGCGAGAAGATGACGCACGTCAACATCACCATGCGGTATCACGTCTACGGGCCCGCGGGTGACTGTCTCACCGCCGAAGTACCGGGCGAGGCGTCCGACTTCGCCGACAAGGCCACCAACAAGGCGCAGAGCGCCGCCCTTAAGTACCTCCTGTTCACCCTGTTCATGATCCCCGTGGACGGCCGCAGCATCGACGACGGGGACCGTGATCACCCCGTGGAGCCCACCGCGGAACACCGCGCCGAGCGTCAGCAGCGCCAGCAGCAGCGCCGCCAGCAGGGACAGCAGCGCCAGCAGCAGCCGCGCCGCAGCGACCGCGCCGAGTCCGGCCCGTGGGAGCAGCCGCCGCAGCAGCAGGCGCCGCACCGCGACTTTCTCGCCGAGGCCATGCAGGCGCCGGACCGCGCCACGTTCGACAAGGTGCGCGCCGCCGCCGTCAAGGCCGGCGCCCCCGCCGACTACCTCGACCGCATCGACGCCGTCGCCCGCCAGCGCGCGAACGCGGCGAAGCAGCCTCAGCGCCACCGCGACCCCGAGCCCGACGACCAGAAGGCGCCGCCGAGCGCCACCCCGGCAGCGGACGCCGAGCGGGCCGCCGTCGACGCCGAGAACGCGCTCAGGCTCGCGGCGTCCCGCGCCAACCTCCCCACCCTTGACGCCGACTTCCAGCACGTCTACGGCCTCCCCATCGAACAGGCCACCGCCGCCCAGCTCAACCAGTTCCGCGCCCGCATTGAGGGCGCCAAGTGAGCGACGTCGAGAAGAAGACCGAGGCACCCGACCCGGCATACCTCGCCGCCGTACTGCGCCGCCGACAGGCAATGCGCGCCCGCCTCGACGCCGCCGAGGTCCTGTTCGAGGACGTCAACGCCGAGGCAACGAAGCTACTCGCCCAGCACTACACGGCGACCAAGAGCACCAAGTCCGAGGTCACCCTCGGCGACGACACCACGTTCGCCACCGTGACCCGCGTCGGAGGCCAGGCCGAAGCGCAGGTGACCGACCGCGCCCGGTTCGAGGCATGGGTGCGCGACACCTACCCCGACCACTTCGGATTCCGGATCATCCCGGCCCGCACCGAGACGTACGTCGACGACGCGTTCGGCGATCGAGTGTTGGCCGCCGTCACCGCGGCGAATGCCACCCGCTACGCCGACCCGGAGACAGGCGAGATTCACGACGTGCCGGGCGTGGCCATCCGGCCCACCCGAAGCCCGTACTTCCGGTGGTTGTTCACCCGATCGAGCAAGCGGCAGCCCCTCGACGGGCGCGAGTTGGTCGCCGAGGCGTTGCAGGCCGGCGCCCTCGACCTCGACACGCCCCCCGCCCTCCCCGCGGCGCCGCCCACCGAGGACGCCCCCGCCGCATAGCCCGCAGCCGCAACGGCCCGCCCCCACCGCGGGGCGGGCCCGATCGCCCCGGAGACACCGCAATGCCCCTCGACACCGCCACCGTTGACCGCCTCGCCGCCATGCTCCGCGCGGGCGCCACCAACCGCGCCGCCGCCCGCGCCCTCGGCGTCGACAAGGCCACCGCCGCCCGCTACCGCGCCAGCCTCGACATCGGACCGGCCCCGAAACAGCCCGCACCGAACCGTTCGACGCTCACCCTCGCCGAGAAGTTCACGACGTTCACGCGCCCCGCCGAGGGCGGACACCTCGAATGGACCGGCAACCGCAAAAGGCACACCAACACGCCAGTCTTCACGCACCGCAAACGCCTCTACACCGCCCGCTCCGTCGCGTTCCGCATCGGCAAGGGCCGCGAACCGCAGGGGTACGTGACCGCCGAATGTGACTACCCGGAATGTGTCGCCCCGCAGTGCGTCGAGGACGAGCCCGGCCGCACCGCGCTGCGCGACAGTCTCGCCAAGGTCACCGGCACAGCGACCACGCTCACCGAATGCGGACGAGGCCACGCCACCGCCAAGCACCGCCGCTACGACCGCAAGGGGAACCCGTACTGCGGCACATGCCACGCCGACGCCAAGCGCGCCCGCCAGGCCGCCGCATGACGCCCGCCCACGCCAGCCTCGACCGCGCCGCCCGACTGCTCGACACCCCGCCGCCCGCGCCCGTGCCCGGACAGCTCGCCGTCGACGTCGTCGCGGACGACCGGCCACCGAAGGTCTGCGAGTACGGCAACCCCCGATGCGGAGCCGTCCCCGTACGCCCCTACCCGTGCGGCTGGAAGTGCGACGACCACCAGCCCGCCAAGACGTCCCGCCGCCCCACCTGAAACGCCCCGGGGCGAGGACGAGCCCCCGCGCCCCTCGCCCCGGGCGCACCACCGCGCACACCGAACGGAGACGCGGCATGGCCCGCATTCGCACGATCAAGCCCGAGTTTTTCACTAGTCTCACCGTGGCCGACCTCACCCCCGAGCAGCGGCTCACGTTCATCGGTCTGTGGACGCACGCCGACGACGAAGGCCGATGCGTCGACGACGCGCGACTCATCAAAGCCGCGGTCTGGCCCCTCGACGACCGCACGGCCGCCGACGTCGAGGCCGACCTCCGCGCACTCACTGAGTCCTCACTGATCACTCGCTACACGCTCACGCGGAAGTCGTACATAGCCGTTTCAGGGTGGCGCGAGCACCAGCGGATCAACCGTCCGACGAAAAGCAAGTACCCCGCCCCCGAACAGGGCAAACAGGCCCCGACACCCCCGCCGACCAGCGGAAACGACGACTCACGGAGCACTCACACACAACTCACTGAGGACTCACCGCAGGAAAGGAACAGGGAACAGGGAACAGGGAACAGGGAACCGTCCCCGTCGGAGACCGCTCCGCGGCTCCCCGACCCGACCCCGGACCGCGACGACGTCGAGAGGCTCTGCGCCCACCTCGCCGACCGGATCGAGGCCAACGGTAGCAAGCGGCCCACGATCACGAAGGCATGGCGTACCGCCGCCCGCCTCATGCTCGACAAGGACGGCCGCACCGAAGAGCAGGTACACGGCGCCATCGACTGGTGCCAGGACTCCGAGTTTTGGCGCTCGAACGTGCTGAGCATGCCGAAGCTGCGCGACAAGTACGACACGCTGCGCCTCCAGGCCACCCGCCCGACCGCCGGCGGAAACGTCGTCCCCATCGGCAGCGCCCGCCCCTCGACCACCGACCAGCGGGTGGCCGAGGGCATGAGCCTGGCCGCCCGCCTCCGCGCCCAGGAGGCCGCACAGTGACCCCCGCAGACGCCGCCGAACTGTTGACCCTCGCCGCCGCATTCGACCGCCGCACCGTTGGTGAGGCCGACGCCCGCGCATGGGCCGCCGCCCTCAACTCGATGCCCCTCGACGACGACGCCCGCGCCGCCGTCGCCCGCCACTACGCCGAAACCGAAAAGTGGCTCACCCCCGCCCACGTCCGCACCCAACGCGCCCGCATCCGCGCCGACCGCATCAGCACGGCGAACGTGGTCTACAACGGCCGCCCGGGTGAGACCGGCGCCGAGTCGATCGCCAGCCGCCGCGCCCTGCTCGCCGCCGTCGCCGACGGCCGGATCGCCCCACAGACCGTGCCGCAGGCCCTCGGCCTCGCCGCCTCGACCGCGCCCCGCGCCCTGACCGCCGGCCCCGACCCGGAGCTCACCGACCGCCTCGCCACCATCGGCCGCACCATCCCCGACGAGGCCGCCGAACTACTGCGCCCCTACCGGCAGGCCCGCGCCGAGCGCGAATCCCTCGCCGAACACGACCAGCCCGACCCGCTCGACGTCGCATGCCCCTACGACCCGTGCCGCGCCCCCGCCGGCCAGCCGTGCCGCATGGGCGCCAGCCGACGCCACCGCGCCACCCCGCACCCGTCCCGCCTCGACCTCGCCACGGCCCGCCACAACGCCCGCCAGGAGCCCGCAGCATGAGCACCCCCAAGCGCGCCCGCCCCACCCACAAGCGCAAGCCGTCGACCGCCGACACCACGCACAACGTGAGCGCCTATCGCGTCGAGGCATCGTGGAACACCCGCCCAGACGCCCCGGTCGTTGTCCGCACCCCCGACAAGCGCAAGGCGTACCGCGCCGCCCGCGAGCTCGCCGACAAAGCCGCGTACGTCATCGTCCAGGTGCACACGGGGTGGGACACGTGGCGCACCCTCGACGAGTTCGACGGGCTCGCCCAGCTCGCCGCACAGCGCGCCGCCGAACGGGCCGCCGTCGAGGACGCCCGCCACGCCGCCCAGGCCGCCGAGCGCCGCCTCGCCGAAGCCGAAGCCCGCGACGCCGAACACGCCGCCCTCGAACGCCTCATGGCCCGACCCCCCGTCGCCCGCGAGCAGTCCGGGCGCCGCGACGCCCGACACGTCACCGGCGCGCAGCGATGATGCCCGCCGCCGCCCTCGCCGTGATCCGCGCCGCCATCGAGGACACCGACCTCGCCGAGCTCACCCACCGCCCCGGACGCGCCGCCGTACGGATCACCGAGGCCCTGAAAGACGCCGGATGGGACCTCACCCCCAACCGGCCCGAGAACGGCCACCACAAGGCCGCGTAGAGCCCCAACCGGCCCGGGGGTGCCCGGGATTCACACAGACACCCCCGCCCGCTATCGTCCATCCATGAGCGATCAACATCCGCTCACGGATGGAGATTGACGGGAACCGCGAGCGCATTCGCCGCTCAGACACGAAGGGACGCGCCATGGCACCCACCGTCGCCGAACGGTTCGCCGCCAAGGTCGACACCGCCGGGCCGATCTCTCTCATCCGCGGCGTACAAGGCCGATGCCACCTGTGGACCAACAGCACCGACCAGGACGGCTACGCCCGTTTCTGGCTCGACGGCCGCAACCGCCGCGCCTACCACTACGCGTTCATGCAGGCGCACGGCCCCATCCCCGACGGACACGACGTCGACCACCAATGCCGCAACCGCGCATGCGTCAACCCCACCCATCTCAGGGCCCTCACGCACCGCGACAACGTCCTCGCGTCCTCGAACGTCGCCGCCTACCGCGCCGCACAAACGCATTGCAAGCGACGCCACGAATTCGACGAGGCCAACACCCGCCGCCGCAAGAACGGCACCCGCGCATGCCGCGCATGCGAACGCGACCGCAACAAGCCGGCCACCGTCCACCAGCTCACCCCCACCCCCGAAAGGCAGGCCGCATAGCCATGGCAGGCGAAACCGTCATCACCGTGCAAGGCAATCTCGTCGACGATCCCGAGCTCAGATTCACCCCCGCCGGACACGCCGTCGCCAAATTCCGCATCGCCTCCACCCCCCGCACGTTCGACAAGAGCACCAACGAATGGCGCGACGGAGAAACCCTGTTCCTCACCGTCAGCGCGTGGCGGAAGTTGGGCGAGAACGTCGCCGAAAGCCTCAAGCGCGGCGACCGTGCCGTATGCGTCGGAGCCCTCAAGCAACGCTCCTACGAGGACCGCGAGGGCGTGAAGCGGACCGTTTACGAGCTCGACGCCGAGGACGTCGCCGCGAGCCTCAAGAACGCCACCGCGCAGCCCACCAAGACCAGCGCACGCAACGGCGCCCAGAGCGGCGGATACGGCCAGCAGCAGGCCCAGCAGCAGAACCACGGCGGATACGGCACCCAGCAGCCCCAGAACGACCCATGGGCCACCAACAGCCAGCAAGAACCCCCGTACTAACGCGACCACCGCGCGCGACCGGACGCCGCGCCGGCCGCGCGCGCGAGCACCTCGACCCGACCACGCAGGAGACACCCCGCCATGAACACCCCTCGCCCCGCCGTCCTCGACGCCCTGCTCGACCACGTCGCCGCGAACCTCCCCGACGAGGAGCAGCACCCCGCCGACGACGAGCAGCCGCACCCGCACCCCGGTACGTGTGGCCGCGCCCTGTCGACCGGCGAGCCGTGCCCCGATCACCCGGCCGCCGAGCAGCGCGTCGCCATCCTCGACGGCCGCGACGCCCTCGCGTTCGTCATCATCCGCCCCGCCGACGACGACCCCGACCGCGTCACCGTGGAGGCCGGATCCCGCGGCATGAGCAAGGCCGCCGCCGCGTACGTGCTGCGCACGGTGGCCGACGAGTTCGACGACGCCGCGACGGCCGAGGGTGACGAGCCGATCCCGTACGGGCCCGCCGCCACCCTCTCCCAGTTCGCCGACGCCCTCGACGAGCACGCCCGCCGCCACCGCGAGCGCCACCCCGAGGGCGAGCAGCACGCCGCGTACCGCGCCGGACTCCGCGTCGCCGCCCGCATCGTTCGCACCCGCGCCGCCGAAGGACAGCAGTGATCCGCGGGCATTGGTTCCGCGCCAACCACACCGGCCAGCCGTGCGCCTACCAGGCGTGCGGCCGGCCCCGCGCCGAGCACGTCGAATCCGTCGGCGAATGGATGGACCCGCGCCACTGGTTTTGGCCGAGTCTGCGCCACCCCTCACGCTGCGCCCGATGCGGCCGGCCGTTCGCCCACTCGACGCACCACGGCAGCCCGAAGAACTGGCGCATGTGGCACTCCGAGCACCTCCCCCGTATCCGCGCCGCCCTCACCCGCAAGGAGCGCCCCTGATGGCCCGCAACATCGGAGCCGACGGCAGCACCGTCTACCGCGCTGTCATCGAGAAGACCTACGCCGACGGCCGCACGTACACCGCGCACGAAGGCCCCTACACCGAGCTAGGTCCCGCCCGCGCCCGCGTCACCTTTTGGCGCAACCGCATGGCCGCGTACGGCGACGGCCGAAGCGCGACCGGGCACGTCGAGCAGGCGCACACCGTATGGGCGCCCGTCGGCGAGGACGTCGACCGCGCCCAGGCCGCCGAGCGCGCCGCCATCCGCGCCGAGGCGTACCGCGACGCCGCCCGCCTCGGCGACCAGCTCGCCGCCGAGATGCGCGAGGCAGACGGCAGATGGCCCGAGGAGTGGAGCAGCCGCGAAGTCCGCGACGCCGTGCAGTCCGTCGCTGGCGAGCTCCGCAACCACGCCGCCAAAATCCACCCCGCCGAGGAGTCGAGCCGATGACCCGCCGCACCATGGCCGAGCGCAAGCGCCGCGCCGCCGAACGCGCCACCCGCCGCGACGCCCTGCTCGTACTCCTCTCCCGCATGCAGCGTGGCGCCCTGCTCGACACCGAGCGGACCCTACTCCGCGCCCACGTCGAGACCGAGCTCGGCGAGGCCGACGAGCTACGCCGTACCGTCGCCGGACAGCAGACCGCCATACAGGCCGCCCACGACCGCACGGCCGCCGCCGAGGACGCGATACGCGAGATGGAACAGCGCGCCGTCGACGCCGAGGAGCAGCTCCGCATGTACCGCGTCGTGTACGGCGAGGGATCCGACCACGCCGTCACGATCGTTCGCCAGTACGACGCCGCCCACCAGGCCGCAGAGCAGCGCGCCGAGGCTGCCGAACGCCAGATCGGCATCCTGTCCGCCGTCGACGAGGGCCGCGCCCACGGCGCCCAGCGCATCATGAACGAGCGCGACGAGTGGCAGCAGCGCGCCGAGACCGCCGAAGGGCAGCTCTACAGCCGCCGCCGCACCCTCGCCGCAGTCCTCGCCAGGCCGGCCGAGACCCCGTTCGACGAACTCACCGAGTACGCCGCCCTCGTACTCACCCGCAGCGGCGAACGCATCATCGCCGCCGTGCAGCGCGCCGAGCAGGCCGAGGCCGCACTCGCCGAGCTCGCCCAGGCCCTACGGCTCACCCGCGAGTACGTCGGCGAGGACCTGTTGCCCGCAGTCGAGGGCTGGAGTTGGTACGACGCGCTACGCCGCCACGCCCCGCGCGAGCTCGGCGACACCCCCGAACTCACACCGCAGGCCGCCGCCGTACACCGCGCGTTCGTCGAGGCCGCCGACAGTCCCCGCGCCCAACTCGACGAGCAGGCCCGCGCCCACGCAATCGAGTTGGCCGAGTGGAAGCGCCGCAACGCCAACCAGGGCGAGACCATCCGCGACATGGGCCGCGCCAACTGGGAGGCCAACGCCCGCGCCCTCGCCGCCGAGCACCGCGCCGACCGGTACCGCACCGCATGGTTCGCATGCCGCCGCGACCGCCGCGCCGACCGTGCCGCCATGGCCGCCGAGTTGCCCCTCGCCCAGGCCGTCGAGCGCGTGCGCGCCCTCGCCGCACGGATGCGCGCCGGCTCACCTCAGGGCGCCGCCGCCATCTACGCCGATCGCATCGAGCAAGCCCTCGCCGTCGACAACGAGCACCAGGAGCAGCACGTATGAACACCCCGCCCGCCGGACACCGCGCCGCCGTCGACCTCGCCGCCATCCGCGAACAGTGGGGCGACCTGCTCGCCGCCATCGAGCGGCCCCCCGCCGCCGAATGGCCGCCGCGCGAGGCCCGCGGATTCCTCGACCAGCTCGCCGCCGCCCAGCACGCAGAGCCCGACCCGCTCAGCCACATAGGCCGGACGCCCCTCGTACTGCGCGAGCACCCCGCCCCGCTCAACCTCGACGCCCTGGACGCCGCGATGTCCGTCGAGCGCGCCCTATTCGAGGCGTGCGACGCCGTCGCCGAGCGCGTACAGCGCCCCGTCCGCATATGGATCGGAATCCGCGGAAGCCTCACCCAGGACGACGACGACCGCGCCAATCCCGCCCGATGGCACTACCAGGCGCCCACCTCGCCCGGATCCCGCGCGTACGGCCTGCACTGGGCCGCCGTATGGCTGGAGGGCCGCGCCCTCGACGAACCGTCCGGCGACCTGTTCACGCCCATACCGGCGCTCATCCTCGACGAACTCGCCACCGTCGCCCACCGCGCCCGGCAGCGCGTCGAGAAGGCCCTCGGCCGCGACGGACGGACCACGACGCTCCCCGAGCCGTGCCCGTGGTGCGAGGGCGAGTTGACCGCGTCCACGCGGAAGGGGGGCGAGCCGTTCGTGTCCTGCTCGACCGGCGAGGCGTGCGGCGCGCCCGTCCTGCTCGACCATGGCCGGCGAACGTGGCGGCATGCCGATCTTGTTGGGTTGTGGGTCGCGATGCAGGCCGCGCGCCAACGGGCCGAGGAGCAGCAGCAGGCGTAACAGGCGGGGCGTGTCGGCAAGTTGGGCACGCCCCTTTCGTCAAACCAGTTGTGAACTAGGTACAGAACCTCGTACAGTCGGCAGCGCCGGACGTCACCCGGCACACCGAAGGGAGCAACCCCCGATGAAGACCTACGCCGTACGCGGCTCCGCCCGGAAGATCACCGGCCACTACCGCCGCCCCGGCACCCGCGATCTCTACTGTGGCCGCGCCGCCGGCGCCCGTAACGGCCTCTTCGCCACCGTCACCGGCTGGAAACTCTGCACCCGTTGCGTCAAGGCCGAAGCCCTCGACCGCGCCAACGCCACCGCCACCGCCGAAGCGTGGCTCGACACCCCGCCCGCCACCGTCAAGGCCGAGACCGCTGGCACGTGGCGCGCCGAGTGGATCAGCACCCGCGCCACCTCGACCGCGCCGACCCTGTTCGACGTCGACCCCGACACCGAACAGGGCGCACTGTTCGCGTAGCCCACCCGGCCCGCCTCGACCGGGGCGGGCCCCACCGAAGACAGGACCACCACAGATGAGCAGCGACGAGCAGCAGCCCAGCGCCGCCGAACGATTCGCCGACGGAGTCCTCGCCCTCGCCCAGCAGTACGAGCGGGAACAGGCCGCCGCCCGTCGCGCAGCCGCGCCCCCGCCGAGCATCCGCGAGCGCCTCAACGAGGCCGGAACGATCCGCCGCGCATGGAAGGTACTTGAGCCCGAGTTGCCCGCCCTTTTCGCGGAGGCAGAGGCAACCGGCCGATGCGGCGCCGAAAGCATCGCGGGGATTGTCGGCGTCACGCCGTCGTACGTCTACCGGAAGTTGCGCGAGCACCGCGCCCAGTAGCCCACCAACAAGCGCGGCCCGCACACGGTGACGTCACCACCGGGCGGGCCGACTAACCACCGGGAGCAACCCCCAATGGCCATCACGAACCCTATCGCGCCCGCCGACCTCGCCACCCGCCGCGCCACCGTGCGCCAGCTCGCCGACGAGGGACACTCGGCCCGCGCCATCGCGCGCCGCCTCGGTATCCATCACAAGACCGTGGCGCGCGACCTTGCCGCCACACCCGCGCCAGTCGTCGAGGAGCCGACCGCGCCACCCGCGCCAGTCGATGCGCCACCCACGGCGCCACCCGCCCCGACCAGCGGCGCACGCCCCGCGTCACGCCTGCTCCACCCCCTCGACCCGGCGCTCATCCAGGACATCAACGTTCTCGCGGACCCCCGCACCGGCGCCCTCCCCGCGTCACTACTGCGCGCCATCCACGACGCCGCAGAGCGCCGCCGCGCCACGTGGGACGCCATGGCGCGCCGCCGGGCCGCCGCCGAGGAGCGCGCCGCCGCCGAGGTTGAGCGCCACCGCGCACACGTTGCGCCGTGACCTCTCCGTGACCTACAGTGGGCCCCGTCTCCGGCGTGCCCGGACACGGGACCGCTCACCGAACGCCCCGCCGCACCCCCCGCGGCGGGGCGTTCGCATGCACCGTGCAACCATCACGCCACTCCCACGCGTCACACCCCCCGAACCATTCACACCCGTGGGGGGACCACATGAAGCACCGCGCCACCGCCGCCGTACTGGCCACCGTCGCCGCCCTCGCCGCACTCACCGCGTGCAGCAGCAGCAGCGACAGCCACACCGACAAACCCTCGCCCGCGCCCACCAAGAGCAGCGCCGCCGCGGACCCGTTCAAGGCCGCCGGCATCCCGCCGAAGCCGAGCGGGAAGATCCGCACCGAGCTACTCGCCGCGCTCCGAAAGGTGGGCCCGGCCCTGGTCGCCGACCCCGACAAGGCCATCGACAACGCCCGCAACCAGTGCAGCGCCATCAACGGCAAGGCGCCCAAGGTCGATTGGTCCGCACAGCAGCGATTCAGCAGCAGCGCACACCAGGTGACCGCCGCCGAGGCCAAGCAGATCAACGCCGCGTTGGCCGCGTACTGCGCCACCGCGTAACGCCCTCGACCACAACGCCCCGTCGCACACCGCGGCGGGGCGTTCGCATGCCCGGAGGTGCCCCCATGGCCACGCCCGACGAGGACACCCCGCCCGTACCCGCCGTCGCCTACCAGTCCGGCCGCATCACCCTGTACCACGGCGACGCCGCCGCCCTGGTCGGCATGCTCCCCACCGTCGACCTACTCGCCACCGACCCCCCATACGGCGTCCGCTGGAACTCAGGCTTCAACGGTGGACGGTTCGGGCCCCTGCTCGGCGACGACGGCACCCTCGACGTGCCCGGCCTGCTCGGCGCCCTCACCCGCACCCACCTACGCAACCGCCGTCATGCGTACGTGTTCGGCTACCGGCCCGACCAACTCGCCGAACCCATGCAGTTGGGCGGCACCGCCGAACTCATCTGGGACAAGGGCATCATCGGGCCCGGCAACCTTGCCGCCCCCTGGGGCCCCGCGCACGAGCCGATCACGTTCGGCGCCCGTTGCAGCCGCCCATCAGGACGCGCACGAGGCGACGGCCGCCTCGTCGCCCGCCTCCGAACGGGTAGCATCCTGCGCCACCAGCGCCCCAACGCCGCGAGCGTCACCCGACACCCCACCGAAAAACCGGTGCCGCTCATGGCCGAGCTGATCGAATCCAGCAGCCGCCGCGGCGAGATCGTGTTCGACCCGTTCGCCGGTTCCGGCTCCACCCTGGTCGCCGCCGTCCTCACCGGCCGCCGCGCCATCGGATGCGAGCTCGACCCCCGATACGTCGAGGTAGCCGTGCGCCGCCTCACCGAGGCCGAACGCATCGCGGACATGATGCGCGCCGCATAGCCGACGGGAGGTGACCGCCCATGGCCGCCCGCCCCATCGACGCCAAGGACCGCGCCGCCGTCCGCCGACTACACAAGCAGGGCAAGACCCGCAACGACATCGCCCGCGCCATCAAGCGCAGCCCCTCGACAGTGTCGAAGATCGCCGCCGAGCTCGGCCTCACCTTCGAGCGGGGCTCCGAAGTAGTCGCCGCCACCGAGGCCCGGCGTATCGACCTCGCCGCGCGCCGCGTCGCCCTCGCCGAGGCACTGCACGTCGACGCCGAACGGTTGCGCGCCCAACTGTGGGAGCCCACCACATACGGCGAGTTCGCCGGTAAAGACGGCAAGTGGCAACAGGTCGACCTCGACCGCCCCAGGTTCGGCGACCAACGGCAGATCATCGCCGCCACCGGAACCGCCATCCAGCAATCGCTACGCCTCGCACCCGCCGAGGGCAGCGAGGGAGCCGAGCAGGTAAAGAGCATGCTCGGCACGCTCGGCGAGGCCTTGACCCGCGCAGCCGCCGACGAGGACGACGACGGGAGCGCCGACGGGGGGTGAGCGTTGCTCGACCTCGACGCGCTACCCCTCTCGCGTAAGCAGCTTCGATCGATCGGCCGCGCAACCGCCCGCATCAACCTGTGGCACGGCTCCGTCCGATCCGGAAAAACGATCGCCTCGCTACTGGCGTTCGTTATCGCCGTCGCCACCGCGGGCCCGTCCGGACTGATCATCATCTGTGGCCGCAGCTTGCAGACCATCGAGCGGAACGTGTTCGAGCCGCTCACCGACGAGGCCCTGTTCGGCCCCCTCGCCCGACACATCCGCCACACCCGCGGCGCGACCACCGCGACAATCCTCGGCCGCACCGTCCACCTGATCGGCGCCGCCGACACCCGCGCCGAGGGCCGGTTGCGAGGACTCACCGCGCAGCTCGCGTACGTCGACGAGGCGACCCTCGTACCCGAGGGGTTTTGGACGCAGCTACTCGCCCGCCTGTCCGTACCGGGCGCGCGCCTGTATGCCACGACCAACCCCGACAGCCCGCGCCACTGGTTGAAGGCCGGTTACCTCGACCGCGCCGGCGAGCTGAACCTCAGGGCGTGGCACTTCCGCCTCGCCGACAACCCGAGTCTCTCGCCCGAGTACGTCGCCGACCTCTCAGCCGAGTACGTCGGACTATGGCGCCGCCGCATGATCGATGGGGCGTGGGTCGTTGCCGAGGGCGCCGTTTACGACATGTGGGATGAGGCGCGCCATGTGGTCACCAAGCTCCCGCCCATGCGCCGGTACTGGCTCGGCGTCGACTACGGCACCACAAACGCGACGTCCGCGATCCTGCTCGGCCACGGCGTCGACGACCGCCTGTACGTGTGCGCCGAGTGGCGCCACGACTCCCGCGCCGTACACCGGCAGATGACCGACGCCCAATACTCGGCCGCGATCCGGGCATGGCTCGACCAGTGGCAGCACCCCGCCGAGCAGGCGCCCGGCGTCGCCCCCGAGTTCGTGTTCGTTGACCCCTCGGCCGCGTCATTCAGCACGCAGCTATGGCACGACGGCATGGAAGGGCTCGCCCGCGCCAACAACGACGTACGCGATGGGATCCGATCCGTGGCCGCCGCCCTCGCCGCGGGCCGCCTGCTCGTACACGAATCGTGCGAGGGATTGCTCGGCGAGATGCCCGGTTATTCATGGGACCCCAAGGCGACCGCGCGCGGCGAGGACGCCCCGCTCAAGGTCGACGACCACAGCGCCGACGCACTGCGCTACGCCGTGCACTCCACCGTGCACGAATGGCGCCACCTACTCACCGCCCAGGAGGTGACCCCCGATGCCGCTTCCCGCGGATAACAGCGCATGGCCGCCGCCCGAGTGGGCCGACCACTACAAGCGCATGCGCGTCGACGACGCGTGGTACGCCGGCGACCCGAAGCGCCTCGCCCGGATCTACAGCCACCACGCCCCGCCCGCGGAGCGCCGTTGGCGACTGTGGGGGCGCCGCTCGACGGAGCACCGCGCCGGCCGCCGTGACCACCGGTTGCACGTGCCGTTGCCGGGCGACATCGCCTCGACGTCCGCCGACCTGTTGTTCGCCGACATGCCGCAGATCACCGTCAGCGACACGAAGACACAGCAGCGCCTCGACGACCTGCTCGACCTCAACCGGGCGCAACAGGTGTTCCTCGGCGCCGCCGAGCAGGCCGCCGCCCTGTCTGGCGTGTTCCTGCGCACCACGTGGGACCAGACGCTCGCCGACTACCCGCTCATCACCGTCATGCAGCCCGACGCCGCCATGCCCGAGTTTCGGTTCGGCATGCTGCGGGCCGTCAATTTCTGGCGTGAGCTCGCAGGCTCGACGGATCAGAACGTGTGGCGGCACATCGAGCGCCACGAGCCCGGCCACATCATCCACGCCCTGTACCAGGGCGACGGCGACAGCATCGGACGACAGGTGCCGCTCACCGAGCACCCCGACACCACCGAGCTCGCCGCGAGCCTCGGCCCCGATGGCGTGTCCATCGCTACCGGGATACGCGAGCTCACCGCGTCCTATGTGCCCAACATGCTGCCCAACCGCCTTCACCGCGGCGCGCCGATCGGCCGCAGTGACTACGCCGCCCCGCTACACGACCTGTTCGACAGCCTCGACGAGGTGTGGACGAGTTGGATGCGCGACATCCGCCTCGCCCGCGCACGGCTCATCGTCCCCGACGGATACCTACGCAACGAGGGCCCCGGCGCCGGCGCATCGTTCGACGACGACCGCGAAGTGTTCGCAGCGCTGAAGATCCCGCCGACCGAGGCCGGCGGATCGATCACGCTCGCACAGTTCGGCATCCGCGTCGCCGAGCACCAGGCCACCGCCGAATCGCTCGTGAGGCAGGCCGCCCAGTCCGCCGGATACAGCGCGCAGTCATTCGGCCTCGACGCCCAGGGCGCGCCGATCACCGCCACGGAATCGGACAGCCGCGACCAACGCAGCATGGTCACCCGGTCGAAGAAAGCCGGGTACTGGCGTCACGCGCTACAAGAGCAGCTCTTCGTACAGTTGCAGCTCGACCGCGCCCTGTTCGGCCAGCAGATCACGCCTGAACGCCCGTCGGTCGAGTTCGGGCCCGGCGTCGCCGAGTCGATGCAGTCGACCGCGACGACGCTCGACCTGCTCAACCGTGCCGGAGCCGTCAGCGCCTCGACGAAGGTCAAGATCCTGCACCCGGAATGGGACGACGCCACTGTGCAAGCAGAGGTGGCCGCGATCCTCGCGGAGACCGGCGCCGCAGCGCCCGACCCGGTCGGCACGTTCCCGATGCAGTGAGAGGGGTCGAGGCGTGGCGATTCATCCCGGCATGGTGGAGGACCTCGCCCTCGGCACCCGTGACCTGTACGCGCAGGCCGAGCAGCGCCTGTTGGGCATCATCGCCCGGCAGCTCGCCGACGGCCTCGACGCGCCCGGGTGGGCCGAGCGGAAACTCAGCGCCGTGCAGTCCCTACGCCGCGCGTCACAGGGTGTGGTCGACGAGCTCGGCAAAGCCGTCAGTCTGGAAGTGTTCGACGTCGTCGCCCAGGCGTTCAACGTCGGGCACCGCGCCGGCGTCGCCGAGCTCGGCGCCCTGTCCGACCACGGCCGCCGACTGGTCGACGACGTCACGCCGAACGCGCAGGCCGTCGACCGCCTCGCACAGGAAACCGTCGACCTGCTCACCGAGCGACACCGCTCGATTCTCCGCACCGTCGACGACCGGTACCGCGCCATTGTCAGCGAGGTGACCGCAACGCCCCTACTCGGCACCGGCACCCGCCGACAGGCCACACAGGACGCAATGCAGCGCTTTGCCGACGACGGAATCCGGTCGTTTACCGACCGCGCGGGCCGCCGATGGAAGCTCACCTCATACGCGGAAATGGCCGTTCGTACCAGCGTGGGCCGCGCCGCGACCGAGGCGCACGCCCGCACCCTCACCGATGCCGGCGTTGACCTGGTCATCGTTTCCGACGCCCCGCGCGAATGCCCACTGTGCCGCCCGTGGGAACGCAAGGTGTTGTCACTCACCGGGGGCGGGGCGCGCCAAATCATGGTGGAGCACGCGACCGACGACGGTCGCATGGTCCCCGTGGACGTCGCGGGCAGCCTCGACGAGGCCCGCCGCGCAGGTTTGCAGCACCCCAATTGCCGCCACAGCGTGAGCGCCTACACGCCCGGTATCACCCGCGTGGAGCCCGCCCAGTCCGACCCGGAAGGCTACGAGGCAGGACAGCGACAGCGCGCGATCGAGCGGAACATACGCAGGCACAAGAACCGCGCCGCCGCCGCCGTCACCCCCGAAGCCAAGCAGGCCGCCAATGCCAAGGTGCGCCAGTGGCAGGGGAAGATGCGCGAGCACCTCGCCCAGCATCCCGACCTACGCCGCAACCCCAAGCGCGAGCAGCCCGGCGCGTCCAACCTCCCCGCACCGCGCCAGCCGATTCCCGACGAGGCGCAGCAGGCCGCACGGATCCGTTCCGGCGACCACCTCACCCCGCGCGAGATGAGCGACGACCAGCTCGCCGCAGCTATGCGGCACGGCGACCTCACCGAGCGCGACCGCGTCCGCATCGCAGCCGAGGCCGACCGCCGCGACGCCGCCGCCCTACTCGACCGCGCCAAGCCGAACGGCCGCGCCCTGGATTCAGCGACAGCGAGCTCGGCCGGATCCTCGACCACGTCGACACCCACGACGCCCTACGCGTCGCCGGAGAGATGGACCGCCGCGACCTCGCCGCCCGGTTGCCCGGCGTCCGCGCCGACCTGGTCAGCCTCTCCGACGACCAGCTCGCCGCACGCGTCCGCGACGCCATCGCCCACCACCTCGACGACGTCGACCAGCTCGCCGCCGAGGCGCACCGCCGCGACCTGCTCGCCCGGCGCTTCCCCGCGGGCCGCCTCGCCGACGACCTCACAGCCGTTGGCGACGACGAGCTTGCATGGTGCATGCAGTACGCCGAGCCCGGCGAGGTACTCCGTATCGCACGGGAGATGGACCGCCGCGACGCGGTCGACCTCCCCGCGCCGGCCGCGACCGGCGACGCCGTCGCCGACCTGCTCGCCGACCGTAACGCCCTCGCCGAGACCATGGCTCCCGCCCCCGATCCGGACGGGTGGGGCGCCCTCGCCGACGACACCGCATTCACCGCGGAGCTCGCCGACGAGATAGCCAAGCAGTCCGCCCGCGATGCCGCCGTGGCCGAGGGCGCCATACCCGCGATCACCCGCGCCGAGGCCCGCCGCATGTACGACGAGTACGTGTACCGGCAGTACCTACAGGCCGAGGACGACCTACGGGGCGTGCTGCTCAACAAGAAAGCCGAGGCCGCGGGCAAGTCACCTGTCACCCTGTTCAGTGGTCCCGCGCGTATCGCCCACGCGCACGCGTCGGACGAGCTGAAGGAGTGGTGGGCCGAACACGGCCGGTTGACTCAGGCCGAGTTCATTGAAAAGGCG